GCGATTATGGGAAACTGCCCGGCTTAGAGAAGAGGCAACGGATTCTTGGCTTTTTGCTGAATTTGCCACGGCTCTTGGAATAGGGGCTACACCGCAGCAGGTAGAGGCTTGCTCTAGTAAAATGTGGGACAACCTAGGAATTCACTCTGAAGAGGCGGCTATGAGGTGGCAGGCCGAAACGGGAACCACGGATGAAACGTGGAATTCATTTGCATTTAAAGAGGCAGTCAAGCAAAATGCAAGAAATTGGTTTAACGCAATCACTTCAGGCGCAGAAGCCATTTACATTACTAATCAGTATCAGCTTTTAAAGGGAAAATCTTATGGCTAAACCTCGCGAACTTTATAATGGCCCGGCACCACAGGCGATGAGCCTAATGGGCGCTGGCATTGCTGACGCTTATGCTAACGTCGGACGTATTCATGGTGAAGGATACAAGGCGATGGGAGCTGGTATTGCACAAGGGATCACCGCAGCAGCCAGTGCTTATGCAGGCTATAAACAACAACAGTCTCAGGCTAAAGCCTATGAGGGATTCTTAAATAATGAACTTGGGCAGAAGGCGCTTGGCATTAATGCAGAAACTGCTAAGGGCTACATCAAGGCAGCTAAAGACATGGGCGGCCCAGCGGCTCAAATTCAGTTTTATGAGATGGGTATTCCAAGCCTAATGAAAAGTAACCTTGGGCTTCAGGAGCAGCTTAAGCTTGTTGGCGCAAGAGCTGGAGCGGAATCAGGATTAATTGACAAGCGGTTCTCTAATGAAGCTAGTCTGGCAGGAATAAACGCGCTGCTTGGAAAGGGTGTTGGAGCGTCTGGTGGCACTTCAATGCCTACATACACTCCTGCTCCAACGCCTGCATTTAGTCCACAACCTCTTGATCTTAGACCCAAGTACAGTTGGGAAGTAAAATAATATGGCATCAAACCTTTTAGACGATCCATACATTAAAGCTGCCTTAGCACAGAGACAGCAACAAGAGGCCATTGTTAAACAACAGCAACAGGCTTACTATAATAGACTTGCTGATATAGATAAACGTAGGGATGATGCCATCTTGCAGGCTACTGAATCTGTTTCTAAATTGCCTGACTTTGTTAAGTCTGGTGCTGGCATTCAATGGGAGTTAAACGCGCAAAGAAAGAGAGTTGAGCGAGATGCTGAACTTGCAAAGATTGCGCTTGCCCCAGAAAGTAAAGGCGCTTCCGAGATGATTTCAATCATTAAAGGCAAGTACCCAGATGCTGAACTTTCTCCTTTTGAGAACACAGATACTTACAAGCAGGCAAATGAAAGGTTTGGCCAAATAGCAAACAAGTATCGTGTAGCTGATGTTCTTAATCAACAGCTAGAAACTCTTGGGCAAGATCTTGTTAAGATGAAAGAGGCCGAGGCAATTGGAGATATGGAAACTGCTGCTGCCTTAAAGGAAGGGGCAAGACGGTATGCAATTACAAGCCTTACTCAAAATCTTTCAAATGCTGTAAATCCTAACGCGCAACAAAGGGATGAGTTTATCCGTCAAGCAGAGTCGCTTATCGATCCTGCGTTGATTGCATCACAGGGTGGAAGCATGCGTCAGATATTGGGCACAACAATATCAAAGCTAACTAGTTCAAGTTCTGGAGAGAAGCAAAGGAATCAGGCTATATCTGATCTCACAAGCACACTTGTAAGTTCTGTTGGCTCAAACCCAGAGGCTTGGTATCAAACTGCACAAAAGGCTAACAAAGATTACATGACGGCCAAAGAAAAAGAACTACGCGAACAGGTAGTTAAGAAGATTGGCATTCATCATGCGGAATTAATGGGGGCAACAAGACCGATTGCTAACGATCCACTTTCTCAATACATGGCCAAAATTGCGCAAACTCCTAAATCAGGGTTTGGTCAAAACACTGGATCATTTACTCTTTCCACTGGTGCAGGATCGACAGTCCCGATGCAGTCTGGCACTATGCAAGCTGGAGCCATTCAGCCCGGAACAGTGTCTGGTGGCACAATGGCACCAACATCTCGTCCTCGCACTAAGTTCACAGTTCTTCTCCCTCAATAAAGATGCCTCAAGACCCTTCTCAGCCTCAAGTAGCCTCTGGATACTACCCTGCTGACGGGGGTTATTCTGCTCCAGAACAGTACGCTTCCGTATCAAACCAGAAGATTATCCCTGCTGGATCTATCATTACGCTTCCGTATCACAACGGAAAAGACGGCAAGCCAATTCAGATTAGACTAGAGCAAGACGCCCTTGAAGATGATCTTCAGGCTGACCTTGACGCTCAGTTTCCAAAGACTGCCCAGAACATTGGGCTAGAGATGTTGAATGGGTTGACGCCTGTAAGTCAGGAAGACTTTGATTTTGCACTTAAAGTTTCTGAGGACATGCAGAAGGCAAGAGCATACAGGGACAAGGGTGATAACGGGACGATGGCAAAGCTTTCGGATGTTTTGCCTGAAGCAATTAAGGGACTATACGAGGGAGCATTGGCACTTGGGCAGTCTGGCGTGATGGCCATCAACACTGGATACACACCAAGGCAACAGATCAATGCTGTAGGATCTATTATTGAAGGAGGGATTCGCGGAACTGAGCTTTTGGCGGACACAGGCAAAATGTTGTTTAACTTGTCCACGGGTGACAAGTACGGTGCTTATGTTGCATTGAAAGAGATGCAGGCTCAGGAAGAGATCTACAAACGAGGTGGCGGAACCCTGCCGCTCGATCCTGAAGCTGCTGCTCAAGCAAACAAGATCAAGAATGTACTAGATGTCACAGTACTGATGCCGGGGCTTGGCAAGTTACTTGGCAATATAGGCAAAGAAGCTGCCGTTCAAACTGTTAAGGATATTGCAGAGCAAAGCACTGTTGGATTAGTTCGCAGGGCAGTATCTTCTGTTGCAGATAAAGTTGGCTCAACTGGCGCAGAACTGCTAGGCAGTTCAACGGTTGGCACCGCTGGCAAGATTGGCGCAGGTGTTATTGGTACAGCCGCAGCTTATGAAGCTGATAGTCCATTACTTGGGGCGGCAGTTGGACTTGGACTTGTAAAGGCACCAGCACTAGCTAAGGCAGGTATGTCCACGTTAAAGTGGGCAGGCAAGATTGTTGGCGCGGATGCAGCGAGTGAAGTGATTGCTCAAGGTCTAAAGGAAGCCGCTGAAGCTGGAACGAAAGAATCCACACTTAGAGCGGTTGCCAAGGTATTGCCGTCAGATCACGCAATGCGTGCCTTCGGTCAGATTGCAGACTCAAGTATTAATGGTGCTCTTATCGGGGCTAGCATATCTGGTGTGCAAGCAGCCGCAGATCCGTTTAACACTGGCTTAGACATTGCAGAGCAAGCCCTAGTAGGCGGAGTTGCCGGGGCCGCAGTTGGCGGATTAATAGGCACAGTCCCAGCAGCAATTGAATACAGCCCAGCAGGACGCAACCGTGCGTTTGTGCGTGAGATGGCGAAGGATATTGCTGGTCGCCCCGAGAACCGCAGCTTTGTTGTTGGTGATACAGAAGTCACTGTTCCTGATGTTCAGAACAGAATTAACCTTCTCAACAAAGAAGGCATGTCCACAACGGACAAGGCTCGCATCTTTGCAATCCTTAAAAGCGCAGAGTTCTCTGGCAATGACGTTGGGTTCATTAATGACTCTACTGCACTTCCTGAATCGTTAGGGGGCGCGGGTGAAGCGATGGGCAAGGGAGTGCGGATCACTCCGGGGTATGACGGTAAACGCTCAACCATCTTAATCAACGTCGATCAGATTAACCCAGCAAGTGCAGTCGAGGAAGTCACTCATGCGTTTGTTGGCCGTGAAGCTGGCAAGAAGATCATCTCTGACTTGATTGTAGATCGCGGAGGGTTGTCTGCTGCACTTGATCCGCTTATTCAGCTTGGTCAGCGATATTATGATACTCAGGTGCAGAGCAATCCGCAGGCTGCTGCTCGATTTGGCAGGGAACTTGCCATTGCTAAGGACGTTAATCTTCCACCAGAAGTACGGCAACAAGCAGCAATCACACTAGCTGAAGAATGGGCAGCAAACGGAGTTGGTGAATACCTTAAGAATGAAGATCCAACTGTCTTGCAGGTTGGCCGAGGCAATCAGAACTTTATTGGAGACATCATCCGCAAGGGACTGTTTGAGATCAACTCTGGCCTTAATCTTCAGCCTTCAGCTCCAACTCGCGACCCGATTACTGGCTTCTACTACAAAGATGGCAAGTTAATCAATGACCCTGTTCTTTCTGGTATTGCCCAGAAGATGAAGAATGCCATCCTTTACTTTGATAAAGGTGATGGACGCTACTTCCCAGTTGATCGACCCGGCGCACCAATCAAGCAAAGGGCACGGAAGCCGTCTCCAGCAGAAGAGGCTGGCATACAGATCAACGATAAGCTGCCTGATGGCACGCAGGTAACTGGCACTCGCCCAGAACCTCGGTACGAAGATACCCATGCAGTAGATCAGAAGAGTGGCGCGAAGGCTGGAGAAGAAACAACCAAGACTGGAGTAAAGCCAAGAGGCAAGGCTAAGACAGAACTAGGCAAGGATGACTATCACAACATGGTCTTCCAACAGTTTGCCAAAATTACTGGCGAAAAGGTTTTCGATCCAGAGATGAGTGGCCTTGGTGTTTACTTTGGACAAACAACTGGCATAAAGCCCGGCACTCCGATTGTTTATAGCAAGTACTTGGACAATCAGCAGCTTGAAGGCTTGTTTGGCATTCAGACACACCAAGGGAAGCCGTTGATTGCGCCAGAGAACAGAGATGCTGTTGCTCGTTTTAATCAAGCCGCAAAAGACGGAAGTTTGATTGTCGTAGATTACGACAAGAACATTGGAAAAGAGACAAGTGGTCGAAGCTACGCAGTTAGTGGACAACAAGTCCTTTTGCCACTTGGCATTCAACAAACCCCAAAGGGTGGCCCGATTGCCGGGGTGTTCAACCTCAGTCTTCTGAACGATGTCATCAACTATCAAAGGCTTCTTCCCGGAATGGAGAAGATTGATGGTGCGCTGGCTCAGTTTGGTATCAACACGCTTAAAGACCTTGTTCCAATCGTAAAGACTCACATCGAGAACTATTCAGCAGCAGGGGCGCTTCCGGGTGTAGATGCACTTAGAGCAGCGTTTCCACAGGCAAGCAAGGAAAGCGCAACAATCCTTCGTGACCTACTGCATTTGTCTGCTGGCATTGAGCCAAGGAAGGCATTTCCTTCTGAGAAGAGAGTCAACGAACCATTCATGGGTTCTGTTGCTGAACTGCCAAAGCAGCAGGTAACGGCATATAACGTCAAGGGTGAAGCTCGGCAGGCTGCGATGGCTCGCGAGAGGAGTGTATCGAACGACATTCGACTCGATGGTATCCGTAACGTACAGCTTTACGCTGATCCTAATGGAATGCCAGTCAACGTGAATGTTGACCTTGCAAGGTTTGTCCCAAATCAAAGATCTAACTTCAGCCCATCAACCTCCATATCCGAGACACTCGGAGACAAGACGGTTGTTACTGATCCTGAAACGGGGCGCAGAGCATTTATCCAGCCTAATGGTAAAACAAAGGTATACGGCAAAGATGGATCTTTGACTGGAATCTATGAAGACTTTAGCCAAGCTCAAACAAAGCTCAACCAAGCTGACATTAGATTCTCACCAAGAAGTCCTGCTGCAATTGCTCGTCGAGCTGAAGAAGCTAAGGCAATGCGTGCCCGTATCGAGGAGGAAGCTCCCACCAGAATAATGACTGAGTGGCTTGCTGCTGCTGGTCAGGCAAAACAAAAAGAAACGCCTTCACCTACAGCCGAACCACAGCGTGCAAAGGGCAAGGTTAAGCCGTCCATTGTAGAGCAGGCAGCAGTGCAGGCTCAGAGTGATTTGCTTCGCAAGATGGAAGCTACCACTGGGTATTCTCAGCTATCGAAGGGACAAAGAGAACAGTTCCTTAAGGATGCATCAGAAGCTAGAAACGGCATTGCTCAGAAGGCACTTGAAAAGATTGCTGCTCAACAACAGGCAAAGAGGCAATCCATGCAACAAGAGGCAGCAGCATTTAAGGCAGATGCTGAAAGCTATCTTGCAAAGCGAGATGTTCCATTCTTGGACGTTCAGGAAACGCGAGACATCCTCCGCAAGAAGCCAAACAAGCGAGCACAAGTCGCCCCTGTTGAACTTGAGGCCATAGCAAGGCTTGAAGTTGCTCCTTCTTTTGTACGTAGAGATCTTGGCCCAACGCCTAAACCTACTGCTCCCGGCACATATGCTGGCTTTGAAGCTTTAAGTGCTGTTGGTCTTCCAAGGGAAGCTGCGCCAGTAAGGCAAGTGATCTCTCCACGGGTTGTCAACTTGCTTGGGACTAACCCAACAAAGGCGATGGCGCGTATCTTGGGAGAACTTGCAAAGCAAGCCGCTGATAGGCCCGATTTGCTTAGAACCAAGCCCACTGAGTCAATGGCAAGAATCCTTGCAGAGCTTGCAAAGAAATCTGCTGAGATGCCAAAACGTGAGCCAGTCAGAGTTGATGTAACTACATCTATACCAGAACCTGCTATAGATATTGTCACTCCAATTGATGAACCTCGGTTACCATCGAACATGATCGTGACCCGTACTCCAAAGGGCAACTTCCAGCTTTACGTCGTGACAACGGCTGGCAAGCTGTCTGCCGAAGGACTGTACAACAACTATCGTGACACCCTGCAAAGGGCTCAAACCAAATACCAAAAGAAATATGCCGCTCGTTAAATCTCCATCCGATAAAGCCTTCACCGAGAACCTTCGCCGCGAGCTGGGAGCTGGGAAGCCAACCAAACAGGCACTTGCCATTGCGTACTCTGTACAGAAGGAAGCTGCAAAGAAGCAGCACGCAAAACCAGCAAAACGCAGATAAGTAAGAAAAAAGTCTTGCGCGTCCTTTTGTTGCGGCTAGGTTTGCTCCACATCTTCATGGTGAGGATGTAAACTAGAAAACAACAAAATGACTCAAATCAAAGACTTAGAACAATTAGCGCCAAACACCGCAATCGCGGAAATGGTACTCGGGGTAAAAGCTGTTTACCCTCCTAAAAGCCCAAAGGCACCTTACAACTTGGTGGTGTTCGACTCCACGGGTGAATCCCGTCTTGCCGCATGGAGTGATGTTGACCTCTCCGATTACAAGGGTGGCCGGATTACGGTGCGTTCAACCGCTACCAAGAAAGGTCTTGATGGCCTGAATGTAGTGTACAGCGAGTACAACAAGCGCAACGAACTCAAACTTGGCAAAGCTGGTCAGATCTTCAATGATGCTGAGTTGCAGTTGCAAGGTGGAAGCACGGGGCCAAATCCTGCTGTAACCAGCAAGAGTCCCATTGTGGCCCCCTCTGCTGCCAGCCCAAAGGCGTTCATCTTCCAAAATGCTCAACTCATGGTTGAGGCCATTAATGCTGCACAGTGGGTTGCAAAGCAAGTTGAGGCTCTTAGCCCGGAGCATGTTCAGGCTATTGCCACTTCACTGTACATCAGCGCCGAACGCGCAGGCATGGCAAGGCAGTTCCCGCAGTCCGAGAAGAAGGCTGAGACAAAGGTTGCTGCACCAGCAAAGAAGGACGACGAAGATGATCTTGGATGGTAATATGGAACGACTCATCAAAACCAAAGAGGTAGCCTTGCAGCTAGGGCTAGAAACAAACACCGTCCTCCGATTGGCGCGTGAAAACAAAATCCCACACTTTCGGTACGGCCCTCGTACTGTAAGGTTTAAGGCAAGCGATATTCACAAGTATCAAGCCAATGCCAAAAAAGATCAACAGCCGAGCGAAGGGGTGTAGGGGCGAACGACTGTGGCGTGATGTCCTCCGCGAGGAGGGCTTCACTGCCCGTCGAGGCCAACAGTTCTCAGGTGGCACAGAGTCACCTGATGTAATCTGCGATGAGCTTAAGTCCCTTCACATGGAGGTTAAGTTTGTCGAGCGGCTCAACCTTGAGCAGGCTTGTGAACAGGCTGACCGGGATCGCGGCGTTAAGCCGTACATCATTGCCCACAAGAAAAGCCGTAGCGGCTGGAAGGTAACGATGGATGCATCACTCTTTTTTGCACTCCTCCGTGATGGCATGGATGTTTTGAGAAATGAGTGGATGTCTGAGCTGTAAGATTGCACAGTTTAGCTGGGGTGCGACAGCGGCAACGCACACTTTAACAAAGAAAAAACAATGAAAAAACAAAGACACTTAGTAGAAATCGGGGAGGACGTTGCCAGTGCGGTACTGATTACCCGGCACCAAGATGGTAAAATCGGGCTTGCTACTCCAAAGGGAGATGTAGGCGTTATGGAGATCATGGCACTCACCTACGGCGTGTTTGTCAGTGTGCTACAGGGCGGCGAGCAGCAGGGCATCAAGGAGTTGAGCCTTATTCGGGACGCTATCAAATTTATGTCACTTGAGGAAGTCCGCGAGAAGTTGGTTGAGATTACCATACTCGTTAAGGCAGACATGGAGGGCGCATCCAATGATTAAACTTCGCATCACCACCTCAGGCGGCACCAAGATCGAACTCGATATTCCAATCGACGATTCTACGCCAGCTTCCATCCAGTCCGCTGTACCTTATCAGCCAGCACCCGAACCTGTGGTAGAAACGGCCACAGAGACGCAGGACGAGGTAGTTCGTTTGTTTGATGAGCCAACGCCTGTTCAGCCAGCAACGGATCTTGAGGATGCAATGTGGAAGCACAAGACCTCGCCAACCTTTCCGTCGAACAAGGATCTTGAACCGACAGGCAAACGCTACACCTCAGTCGAGGCAATGGTTGAGGATACTTGCCCTGAGATTCTCGATGCATTCAAGCAAAGCCTACAGCAAGGGGAAGGGGAAAAGGGGGAAGATGGTAGGATAGGGGGTGTGGGGGAAAGGAAGGAAGATGGGGAAAAGGGGAAACCCGAGCGATCCATTGCGTTTGATTTTAAATTCATGTGCAAAGGTAAAGATGACTACACGCCACCAGACTTGTTGGTTCAAAACCATCTTGCCGCTTACGGCGAGGAGTTTGTCATTGCCCAGTATCGCGAAGCTCAAAACTGGCTACTCACAAACACGCACAAGTTGAAGACACTTGGAGGAACCGGAAAGTATCTTTCTGGATGGCTAAAGCGATCCAAGAAGTATCAAGACGATGAAGCTCGCAAGTTGGCGGCACAACCAGTTCGCGTTTTCCAAAAAGCAGATAATTTATTGAGCAATGCAAACACGCAAACAGAAGGGTGGTAACCCAACGCCAGATCTTGAGTTCTGCCGTGCAGAGGAGGCCGAGAAAGGACTTGTCAGCATCATCCTGAACAACCCGGACGAGGCGTTGCTAAAGATAACCGAAGCAGCCTTTAGCGTTGCTGACATCTTCGACATCCAGCTCCGAAACATTGCAGAGATTACCCTCCAGCAGGCGGCTCAAGGTAAGGCGACTGACATCCGCGTCATCTACGAGTTGGCACGCAAAGATACTCATCTGGAGTTTTATCAGTTGAGTGACTTGTACACGGCTTGTCCGATCTTGTCGCTCGCTAGTGAGTTCATCGAGCTAACCCGTACAGCAGCAAAGCGCAGGACTATGCAGATAGTATTGCACAACGCACAGACGGATATCCGATCCGGGGACTTGAATGAGTTCCTAACGGGACTAGTGGCAGTATCGGAAGGAGTGCAAAATGAGATTGCTCCTCCTAAAGTGCTTGACACTAAAGCTCAATTAATGGAGGCAACTACACGCTATGAGACTGGCGATGACAACAGCACCAGAATCAGAACTGGCTTTCCAGAGATTGATAACATGACACCGATGCGCGAATCAGATTTGATCGTCGTTGGTGGCGAAACAAAATCAGGGAAAACAACTTGGGTACTAAACGTAATCGCAAACATAATCAAACATGAAATTAGTCAACTTAACACCGCACAAAATTAACATCACCGGATACGGCGACATCGAGCCGTCAGGCACAATCCCGCGCAGCCACTCGTACCTCTCGCAGGTAGACTCCGTTGAGGGCATACCAATCATGCTCTCCACACAGGGAGACGTATCCAATATGCCTCCTGCAAAAAAAGGCGTGCTATACGTTGTGAGTTCGTATATCCGTGAATGCCTGCCGGAACGAGCAGACTTGCTCTCTCCGTCAAAATTGATTCGCGATCAGGGTGGTAACATCATCGGTTGCGGAGCATTACAAGCCAACAACAGCTACAAGAAATGAAAAAAGAACTAATCCTAGACCTAGAAATGAACCAGTACAGAAAGCTCGACGGGCTTTCTAAGCATCAACTTGATGCTTTCAGCGTGTGCCCATCCTACTACAAGTGGCGCGGAACTCAGGAGTGGAAGCCATCAAAGGAGATGGAACTTGGCACTTGCATTCACTCACTTGCTCTTGAGGGGCGCGTGGACTATGTGCAGGCACCAGAGATCAATCGTCGCACTAACGCCGGAAAGGCCGAGTGGGAAGCCTTTTGCTACGACAATCAAGGTAAGATCGTCGTCAACGCCGAGGAAGCCGCTCGCATTGAAGGTGCAGTCAAAGCCTGCGAGCCACTGCTTAACATGATCTCTGCAAAGAAGATCATCGAAGGCAGTATGTTCTGGGAAAGAGGCGGCATGCAGTGCAAGGGCAGGCCAGATGTTATTACCGAGATCAAGGGCAAGCCAGCAATTGTGGATCTAAAGACCACAAGCGACATCATGCGCTTTGATAGCAAGTTCTTTAGCCTTAAGTACGACAGGCAGGCAGCATGGTACGCTTATGGGCTAAAGCAGATTCACGACCTTGATGAAGTGGACTTCTACTTTCTTGTGGTAGACACCGAAGAGCCGTTCTTGGCTCAGTGGGTTAAGCCAGAACAAGAGGTTCTAGATAGCGCAAATGTGAAGCTAGACCTTGCTGTTGCAGGCTTGAAGCATTGCATAGAGCAGGATGTGTGGCCCGGACTTCCAACCATCAGGACGATCAGTAAACGCTCATGGGACTAGACTACATTGTCTTCCGCAAGACGACTGTCATTGCAGATGTGAAGCTGCCAAGGCCGAAGATTACCAATGACGTTGTCTTCCGTGGAACCAAGGAAGAAGCATACAAGCATCTTGAAGAGATCGAGAAGCTGCCACAGAACCAGTCAAGTGATGTGATCCAAGTGGATCTTAAAGTGGTCAAGTACGATGGACAGAAGTCAAACACATCAGCAAGACCCGGAAATGGAAAACGATAAACTAAAAAATGAAAAAAGGAATAATGATAGTCAGTCTGGAGATGTCTGCCCAGCAGATCATTGATAGACTTGTAGCCAACTTAGGCGAGGTATCTTTGCGCTCTCTGGCAGAGGGCGTTAAAAGCGAGGGCGAGATGAAGGGTGTGTTCAAGGCTATGAACGCACTCAACAAGGTGCCGATTGTGATCCGTGATGATCTGCACGACATTGCGTCCATAGTGGCAGCAGCGCGAGCGATGGGTAAGTCAAAGGACGGACTGAAGATCTTGTTTATCGATTACATCCAGCTAGTGCGCTGTGACCTGACAAGTCACAAGGATATCACCCGTGAGCGTGAGGTGGCCGAGGTTAGCCGCAGGTTGCGTTTGCTGGGCCTTGAACTTGGGTGCGTGGTGTTTGCCATTACGCAACTCAACGAGCAGGGCAGGGCACGCGAGAGCCGGGCAATCGGACAAGACGCGACTGCGGTTGTGATCGTCAAGCTCACAGAAGATGCTGGAGAGCGCGAGATTAGCATCCCTATCCAACGCTCAGGCCCATCGGGCGTAAGCACCAAGCTAGGCTTTTCAGGCAGGCACGCAAAGTTCTTCTCTCTACCAAAATGAGCGCACAAGTCATCGATAACCTGATGGAGCAAATAAAAACCTTGCGACTGCAACAACAGATCGATATAGGTGAAACTGTCGGTAAACTAACAAACGAAATCAAATATATGGAAACCCAAATCAATCAGTATGTTGAAGCGCACAACAGACAAGCGCAGGTAATCGCGGATCTGCGATCCACCTTAATCGTGTACAGGCACTTAACCTCGAAGTCACAGGAGTGCATCGAGAAACTGGCGCAACGGGTACGCAACCGTACCCCAGACGATATGTCCTCGTTCCCCGGAGATCGAGCAGCCCTACTGGATGCAGATATGGTTCTGTCCCAGATCTACAAAACCTTCCAAGCGGAGCAGGCTTAATATGAGATCAAAAGACGATATTCTTGCAATCAAAGAACTTGAAGGCACAGTAGAGTACTTGCATCGTCATTATGAGGATGTTGTAGAAGAGCGTGACAAGGCTCGCGCTGAAGTGGAGCAACTCAAGCAAGCCCTGCACGATGCAAGGCTGGAGAACAGCGCACAGGCAATGCTGCTTGAGCGGAAACGCCCAGAGCCATCTAGGCTAGAGATTGCAGCTATGTTTAAAGCGGCATGGTTGGCAAACTCAGACTATAAATCCGAAGATGCTTGCGATGACGGCTGGTGGATCGAGCAGGCAGATAAACTCATAGAAGCAGCAAAGGAGGGGAAATGAGTGACGAGAAGTCAATACGCGACAAGGTGCATCAGTTAACTGACACGCTACTTAGACTGGAGCGATATTTGGCGAGTTACGCACAATGTCAAGTTTACTGTGGGCGCATAAACAACTGGAAGGGAGAGGTAAAAGACTCGCTTTCAACGATGAACGATCAAATAAAAAACATACTAGAACAACTAAAATGACCGACGAACAAATCAACGCAGCGATTGCGGAGGTGTGCGGTTGGGAGGACATCACTGAATCAGTAGCTCCAGAGGAGTTTCGGCGCAGGGCAACTGGAATGTTGCGCGATAAGCACGGCAATAGGACACCTCTCAAGCAGATCCCAAACTACTGCACCAACCTCAACGCCATGCATGAGGCGGAGGCAACATTAAGTGTTAGTTGCAGGATGGACTATCCAACTGTGCTGCTTAGGGTTCTATTTGAGTTAGACAAATACACATGGTATGCAACTGGTGGATTCACTCATATTACAACTACAGCCCGGCAACGCGCAGAGGCGTTTCTGCGTACACTAGGCAAATGGGAGGAGGAACAGAAATGACTGACAAAACGAAGTACATCATCATTGCCATCTTGTTCCCGTTGCTTGCTTACGCAGGCTTTAAGTTGCGGATTGCAGAGATCCGTTACTTTTCCAAGTGCTGCAATTGCACACAGAATTGCACACAGAATTAAACACGAAATGAATGCGTGTCTTTATGGGAGCTTTCAAAAATAGACGGACACTATGGATACGCCGAGTTGAAGCTCGGTGCGGGATTGCGCCCCTCGACTTCAAGATGGCGCGGTACATCGAACTGCTTAACATTAGCAACATGCAGGACTTGCGCTGGTCGTTCACGACACCGGGCAATGTGCGCGGCATTGGTGCTGGTACGATGAACAAGTTGCGTCAAATCGCAGGCTTGCCAATCAAAGAAAAAAGAACAACATGGAAGACCGAGGCACAACACCTCTACAAACTACTAGAACAACATGGAATCGAATACATTAAAGAAAATCAAAAAGAATCCAATTCTCGAGCTGGACTTCTATGACTTAGATGTCACAGCATTCTTCTTAAACAAACACCGCAAGGCATTTATAGAAGAGATTATGGAGTTTGGCTACTCAAGGCAGTCAGCAACTAAGAAGGCAGAGAGGATCATTCAAAGCATTTCCTTCCAATGTCTGCGCAACCTTTAACGGAAGATTTCTATCGGCAAGCCAATCGTATTGTGCTAGATGCACTTAGGCGTAACATCGTTGTGTTTCCCGAGGATATCGGGGAGCGTAAAGGGTTTAGCTACAGAAAGATTGCGGCAGTCTGTGTGAAATGTGGTATTGATTACGAAAAGAACGTAACCATCCAGAAGTTTTGCCAGCCTTGTGGCGAGATTGAATCCCGCGAAAGATACTTCAGGCGTAAACAGAGAAGACTCGATGCAAAAGCCAAAGAAAAAGAAGCGTCAGTATAAGTCAGCCGAGACCCGTGCAAGGCAGCTTGCCGGGTTAGCCAATGTCAAGATCGAGGATCATGTCATGGGTGTACAGATCGAGAAGATCAACGGTAAGGGCTTGTTTGCTGGGGTATCCGAGGAACAGCGTAAGGAGATCCTAGAACTGTACTGCCAAGGGCATGGTAGCCCGTATATCGCAGACAAAGTGGGTGTCTCGTACAATACAGTCAACGAGGTAAGGCAATACTTTTTGGATTACGATTCTCAATTTCGAAATTCATATTTCTCGGCAAACCTGAAGGGTAGGATGCAGACCCTGATCGACGGAGCAATGAAGAGGGTAGAAGATACCCTGCCAGAGATGGCCCCTAAAGACGCCGTGCTGACCTTGGGCGTGACTCTGGATAAGTACATGGCCCTAGAGAAGAATAAGGCACCAGAACAGCTCCACCAACATGTACACCTGCACGCTCATGGAGAGATAGGGGACTTGTTCAATCAGGCTTCAAAACCAAAATGAAAATGAAAATGAGATTTCAAATTTGAAAAATAAAACGATCTATTGCCCGGTACTTGGGCACTCTTTGGAGTACACGCAGTTCCTGGATGAGGCAAAGCGTATTGCAACTCAACTGCAAAAGGCTCATCATGATGGCTTTGTAAAAGACGCAACATGCATAGATGCCAGACGGCTGGCCGTCGCGCTAGCAGCGTTTCAAGGTGATGTCAATGAGATTTTTGTGCCGATTAAAGAAGAGGACAGTGCAGAGCGTTGGGAAGCCTTAAGAGCTTCCCTAAGCGAAAAGGCAAAAGGGTAGGGAAAAGAAAAGGGAAGCGCGAAGGCTTCCCTAGTCTTTTGGGTTTAAGCTGAATTACAAAGGCCTATAGCCCCATTTTTTCTAAGTAGTCTCCTACCGATTGAACGCGAAAACTTTGCGTTTTATAGCAAAAAAGAAGGGTATCTTGATAGGTTTCACCCAGGTTAACGTATGCCATCAAAGGGCATCGAAAGTCCTGGCCGTCAATTGCTTCAACTCCGTAGCCTTCTAAGAGTTCATTGAAACAGGAAAGGACCCTTTCCACCCATTTAGGCTCGTGGTAACAAGTTTTGATCCAAGCCACCGTTGAAGGGAAAAAAGCTTCATCCCTAGTTTTTTGCTCTTTTTTGATTAGAGCACGGATTAATTTTGCCTTGTCCCTTTCAAGGTTAAGGCTTTCGCAAAGTGTTTTGATGCTTGGGGCTTTCATAGAGATTCAACCTCCTTAACGGCTTTACTTTTCCAGGCGTCAATCCTGGCTCTATACATTAAGTCTCTTTCAATTGCAGCCGAAACAATTCTCTCAGCTTTTTGCTCTGCTGCCGTAATCGCGCATTTTGCTGTATATTCTCCAGCTTTAATTAGCCCCATCGCTCTTTCGCTTGCTTCGAAAAGGCTTAACGTGGGGATGTAGTCGCTTCGAAGAGCGTTCTCTAATTCAATCAAAAGAGACTGCATTGCCCCCTTCGAATAGCTTTCAATCGGTAAAGACTCGGCAAAGTCTTTCCAGGCGTCTAATTCTTGCTTTTTTGTCATGATGTTTAGTTTGTTTGAATGAAGCAAAATGCTTCCTTCTCTCCCCTTGCCAAGGCAAAGAGAGAGACTGGAAACACTTTGAAAGCTTAAGCTTTAGGGAATAAAGGCTTTGCTAGCAAATAGAGAAGGGTACCGGAGCAAACCAAAAGACTTCCGAAAATGTAAGCTTCCCAGCGAAGTTCGAAAGCTTTCAAGCTTCCAAGGTCAAATAAAGCCAAGCCAAGGGTGCCAAGGAAAAGGCTGGTTCTCATGATTAAGCGTGTGCAATTGTTACGGTGTAATTCTTAAGCTCTGCAAAGTCTGCAAAAGCTTTGATGGCCGACATAATAGCAGGCTCGCCGACTCCACCAATTGCCTGTTCGAACCTAAGACCAGCCGACAAAAAAGCATTTTCAATAGCTTGGCTTTCTTTGCAGTACCCCCAGCCCCCAGCCTTTCCCCTTCCTACTGCATAGGCGTCTTTAGTTGATAGCCATAAGCATGCGTACGCTGTTTCCGCAGGCCAGTAAACGCGAATGATCAAGGGCTGATCATACTGGGGAATCCCACTTTGCAGAATGTGCGCCTTTTCAAAATTAATGAGGGTATACTGGCGGAGTAAACCATGATTTTCTTTGCGATATGAACCAAGTGAATTGCTTTGAGGGTTAAATGATAGAACGGTATTTTTCATGATGTTTTCGTTTGTTTAAGGGTTGAAGGTTAAAGGCTTTCCGAAGGTGTTAAGAATAGGACAATGCAAGCGGATCCAAAGCGGGCCGATACTAAGTCAGAGTACTTCTCGGATGTATGCTTTCCAGTTAAGCCAAGGGCCCTTTTAGCTGCTCTAATGGCTCCACTAGGCGTACTAGCTTTGATTGTCCCCCTGCGTACCCAAGCGTAGTTGGCCTCCCCTCCGAAAGTATCTGTAAGCTCAAAGCTCCAAGTATAAGGTTTTTCTCGTTTCATGATGTTTACTTGGTGGCAAGTTTGCTGCGCTTGTATGCAAGGATGGCCTGCATTGCCTCTATAACCCTGCCGCAAGCTTGCAAGCGGGGTTTTCCAAAGATTCCATCCTTGGTTATAGCAAGTAAGGCGTCGTGAGCTTCTTGCAATTCTGCTTCCAGTGTTTTAAGTGTTTTCATTTTCTTTCTTTTGTTTAGTGGTGGCGTGATTGCCAACGAAAGCGAATCTATCCGAAGCAAAAGGACTTGCAACAAAAAAGAGAAGAAAAGGGCGAAAAAGGTTGCTTGGCCAGGGTGAAAAGCGGGCGAGATACAGGTGCAGGGTGAAGGGATGACTTGATGCTGACTTGATGCGTTGACGTGAAGACGGCGCAAACCAAACGCAAGCTCAGCAAAGCCTGGACATTCATGCACTTACACAAGCAAAGCATCACAAGCACGCACAAGTACTTGAAGCAGCGCACCATGCAACATGATGGCAAGCAGTGCAGCCTGGCTTTTGTCTCTGTATCTGTAGCAGTAAGGGGGGGAGGGGGTTCGACGTTGTTCCGGCTGGAAAGCTGCGACGCATCCCCCCCCTCGGATTTTATTTTTACAAATGGGCCCACATGCACTTGACTGCCGCTTTTACTCTGTAAGACTGATGTTGTGTGTGTGTAGAAACGTGACGCGAGCGTGATTGCTCCTTAGCGTGTTTAGGCAGCCTTTACTTTGGGGAGTGGAGGTGAACTTGAGCATGACTAAGCTGGTCTTCCTGTGGAAGGCTGGGCGTCATTTTTTGTGTCGACAGTATTGACGTATGAACTTTGGGCGTATAGTCCAAGAAAGATGACACAAAAGTACGAGTTAAGTGAGAAGAAGGTAAAAGAGGTGTATGGAGACAAGTTTGAGGACAAGTTAGCCCTACTTAAGGAGGGGTTTGACTACATTAAGATCAAAGATAAACGCTGTTTGGCTGGCTTTAAGCGTGTTTACCGGGCTGATCTTCTTGATTCGCTAGAGAAGAGGGTGGGTTTGGAAGAAGATAACGCAAAGATAGACGTACTTCCTATCAAGTTAAGTGAACAAGATGAAGTTATCTTCACTGAAGAGGTACAAAACATCTTTCCAAACACAAGATATGTGCGGGTAAAGAGTGGAAAGACGATTTATGTTGGTGGTAAAGGGACAAGTTTGCGACTTGGCCAGAAGATAAACTACAAAGGAACCACTATGTTTCTAGGTAAAGCGCAAAGCTAGGCCCTAGCTTTCCTTTCATCTTCTTCTTATCTTCTTCTTTCTGTCGCTCCCTTTGGTCGCTCTCGCTTCGCTCGTTAGTTAACCTACTAAAGAAGAAAACCTCACCAGAACCAGAGACCTGAGTGAGCATAAGTAACCCTGTCAAAAGTGACATAAAAAAAGAAAATCTTTTTATGAAGTTACTTAAGCTCACCGCAAGAAGAAGTGACACTCACCGTCACCGTCGCCTTTCGTTTCGCTTTTACCAAGTCACGCGCAGAGGGTACCCGAGTCAACCTACGCTAGTCTTCTTTCGTGGACTACTTGGAAGTATCGGGCTCCCAGCTCCCGAGTTATTAATCCCCCCCGGTTTTCATGCAAGGGGAACCTCTCCTTCACCTGTGGCTCGCCTTACGCGACTATCCAGAGGCTACACGGCAGATCTATTTTGACCTGCGAGGTAAACATAGCTACATAGGAGCCTATGTCAATGACAGAAGAACAGAAAAATAAGCTGATAGAGAAAATTTTAAGGTTCAAGCTGACGGATCACCCTACCTTGCCTAGACCGGACGAGGAACAGAGAAGGGCGATGATCGAGAATGTTGGTCCCGAGAAGGTGATGGAGCTCTTCATCATTAGAGAGAACAGGGCCAAGGCAGAGACGGAGGATCCGCACAGGTATGGGGCAGACTTGGAACCTTGGAAAGATGCTGATGATTTATTGACTAGGTTTAACGAGGTGGTGGCACTTGGGGGGAACCGGGCAGGCAAAACTGAGTGGGCTGCTAAACGGATGGCACAAGCGTTTGTGGGTGCGGACTTGTCTGGAACAGTGCCGCATTGGATTGGTGAACGGATACAGCAGAGAGGCTTGCGTATTTGGTGCCTGCATACGTCTAACCAGACTAGCATTTCGATGCAGCAGATGGTCTTTTACAAGTACCTGCCGAAAGAACTTAAGAGTGCCAAGCGCAACAACAACATCCATGTCAGCTTTACCCAGAAGAACGGCTTTTCAGACAACACGGCTGTTTACATGCAGAACCAGATTTGGTTCTTAAACTACTCTCAAGACATTAAAGTGGTTGAAGGTGGCGAAGTTGACTTTATTTGGTGCGATGAAATGGTGCCAAAAGACTGGCTGGATACGCTTCGATACCGTTTAGTGACCCGGAACGGCAAGTTGATTGTCACCTTTACCCCGGTACAAGGCTATACCCAGACCGTTAAGGACTACATTAACTCAGCAAAAATTACACATTGGAAAGAGAGTGAACTACTTCCAAATAGCAATGTGTTAAGTGTGCCTGCTGGCAACATGCCGTATAAGGCCGAGAACATCTATGGGAGACACGCCTGTATCTGGTTTCATTCTAAGTTGAATCCCTACAACAACTGGGATCGCATGAAGCAGGAGCTTAAGGGGCGCAGTACCAATGAGCTTAAGATTCGGGCTTATGGTTGGGCAGATCAGACTGCTGGTACGGAGTTTCCGTACTTTGGCGAGGTGAACATCTTTAAGGGGGATGTCATGGAAGTTGCACCTGAAGGGACAAACTACATGGCGATGGACCCTGCTGGAGCGCGGAATTGGTTTATGTTGTGGGGCAGGGTGGATGAAGATGATATACTATGGATCTACAGGGAATGGCCTGACCAAAGTTACGGCGAATGGGCTTTGCCAAGCGATAAGCCTGACGGTAGACCCGGCCCTGCACAGAGAGGTGGAGCTGGAAGAGGCGTAAACGAGTATAGCGAACTTATTTGGGGAGTAGAAGCCCAAGGAGATAAGCGTGAAGAGATTGCTGAACGCTATATTGACCCTAGAACTGCCGGGACAGAGACAATTACCAAGGAAGGTGGAATTACAATTGTAGACCTATTTGCCGAGGCTACAGTTCCTCTGTACTTGCAGGCATCTGCTGCAGTTCCTGTCGAGGAACGAGTTCTTTTAATTAATGACATGTTGTGCTACGACAGAGAACAGCCGTTGGTTAAAGGACGTAATCATCCTAAAATAATGGTACATGAATCTTGTCAAAACTTGATTTATAGTTTAAGGGAATGGACTGGGGCTGATGGACAGAAGGGTGCCAGTAAAGATCCTATTGATGCTTTAGGCTACCTTGTGGTCATGCAACCCAAGCACTACGGCGGCGAACAATGGGAGAAGCAGATAAGACAAATGTCGAAATGCGGTTCCTATTGAACTTCTTTTATCTATGTATTCAGCTTCTTCTGATCCTCTGGCTATTGCGACAAATGTCCCTGATGTGGGAGATTTGCTAAGTGAATATGGACGCGCAATGGTCAACTCTACTCAGGGGAACCTGACTACCAAGTTTGACGATATCCGCTTTGCACGCTGGGCTGGACAGAGTGATGACGGGAAAAAGCATAGTAATCTCCGCAATGAAGGTGATCCAGCTTGGCCGTTTGAAGGTGCTAGTGACGTTCGCAATCGTTTGATTGACTCAACTTGCAACGAGTTGTCTTCGCTTTTGGTTACGTCTTTTGAACGCTCAAATATCCGGGCCAACGGGGTTGAACTGAACGACACCTCGATAAGTGGAATTGCAACTACGCTACTTCGCTGGATTCGCGACAATAAGATGCCTCTAGAGCTTCGCAGGGAGGCTGAACTTGGCGCTCAGTACGCTTTTCAGTACGGTTGGACGGCTTTTTTTATTGGCTGGCGACAGAACATTAGTAAGCGTGAGCAGCAGGTAACCATGCAAGAGGTTATGGCTATCGCTGAGCAGAGTGGCAGCCCTACACTCATGCAGTTGCCTGACCTTATCATGCAACAGTCCGAAGAGGCTGCTGCAATTATTCAGGCTGCTGTGCCCGGCACCACGGAATCCGAGGCAAAACGGATGGTTAAGGAGCTAGCCGAAACTGGCGCAACAACCCGTGACGAGGAGTATGTCAGCAAAAATTTGCCGGAAATCATTGCGCTTAAGCCATGGGACGAGATTCTTTTCCCGCCTGAAGCAGCGGATTTGCAGCGTTCTCGCGTGATTTTCCGCCGGACTTGGATGTCTGAAGTTGAGATCCGCGAAAAGATTACTACCGAAGGCTGGAACAAGGATTGGGTGGAACTTGCAGTGCAGATGGCAGGCAAGAGCAGTACGGTGTACAACACGAACATTCTGCCAAGTACAGAGATGTTGGTTTATAACGGCCTGAACTACCAGAACATGATTGAGGTGGTTTACTGCTATACCAAGAGTTTGGATGGCAAGGCTCCGTGTATTTACTACACTGTTATTTGCCCTCAAGCGGCAGTAGATCATCGTAAGGAAAGGATCTCATATGCGATTCATGAGAGGTTGGATTACGCTCACGGAGAGTATCCGTTTGTGGAGTTTCGTCGCGAGTGCATTCGTCGTGCCATTACTGATTGC